TGGATCTCCAACCGGATTCACTAACGCATTCCCCGCGTTGTCTTGAAATACTGGTTTGACGAAGTTCTCCGAGCTCCACGTGATCTTCGGGCTATCATCTTCTGGTGCCCCACCGGAAGCCTGTGGACCCGTGCCCCCTGTGTCGGTCGAGTATTGCGCGGTAGCTGTCCACCCCTTGTAGCCGTTGGTGCATCGCACATTCAGCGAAAGGCATTGCGCGGTTGGGTCGCCCGGGTATGCTGAACCAACCCGGGGAAGGCTCGCGTTCGATCCTACTGTGTGGATCGTCTCTGATGGCGTGTCGGATTCTAGTAAGAATTTTCGGGTGTAAGTTCGGACGCCTTGATTGTTTGTTCCCGTACGCTCGGTGGGGATTTCTCCACGGAATGTAACAGTCATTCACACCGCCCCCTGTAATGTCAAGTTGACTGTTTCAGCTGCGCCACCCCGCTTGCCTAGTTCCACCAGTTCCTTCAAGTGGGCTTCCTGCCTTCGCGCGATCTCGACAACTTTCGATTCGCGGCTGCCGCCTGTAACCGTTACCTTGAATGCCTCGGCTGACCCCTTCTGAATGAGTGGGGCGAACTTTCGTGATGGGTCCGATGCTGCCTCAACTTCTTTCTGAAGTTCTAGCAATTGCTTAAGCTCTGCCAATCGCGGTTCTGATATGCCAAGTTCTCGCTGCTTGCGAATCTCTTGGGTGATCTCTGTCTCAAGCCCTAGCTGAATCCGCAGGCTGTCTTGGACATCACGGATTCGGTCAAGAAATGATTCCTCAACCCTCTTCCTTTCGTCAGCTAATCTCTTAACCTCTTTTTTGAGAAGTTTGCCGTACCCGGCCGCCCCCCGGATGAAAGCTGTTGACGCCTGGTTAGTTGCCCCAGCGGCTGCATCTTGTGCGGCCTTTACGGGTGCTGCCGCCGCATGCCTTGCTGAGTCCATCACCTGTTTCATTTTGCCATCAAGTGCACCAAGTGCCACAGCAGCCGCAGCGGCACCGGCGGCTAACGCGGCCCATCCAGCCGGGCCTGATACCGACTGAAGCAGGATCAGTGCAGTTGTTAGCACCTTGACAGTCACTGCCAGCGCAACAATCGCAACACCAGCCTTTACTAAAATCGGGCCATACCCTTTAACTGATTGAGTGAACTCCAACAGTTGCTGTGTTGCCGCTTTCGCGAATGGCAACAGTTCTTTACCCATTGAGTCAGCCAACTGGATCACGTTGTCTTTAACCGTTGATAACAGCCCCGACGTTGTCTGGCTCAACTGCGCCATCCCGCCTTCGAAGTCGCCGCCAGCAGTGGTCATATTACGGAATGCCAACTTCATATGTTCGGCGGTTATCTTCCCCTCACTGGCGAGTTTTTTAATAGCCTCGACCGGCTGCCCCGTAACCTTTGCCAATTCCTGTAGTATTCCAATTCCCCGCCCCATAAACTGGTTCAAATCCTCCGCGTACAGTTGCCCCTGCACGCTCGCCTTGCCGTATAGCTCCGCGATCTCACCGATTGGCGCCCCAATCAGTGCTGCCACGTCGCCGACCTGGCGCAGCGTATCAATGACATCATTGGCGGGTATTTGGAATGCCAATAGTAGTTGCGCGGCCTTGCCGATATCAATCTTACTGAACGGTGTCTCAGCCGCGAACTTGTTGATGTCCTGAATCATTGCAGCGGCTGCTTCGCCACTTTTCAAAAGCACCTTAAACTTGACTTGAAGCACTTCTGAGTCGGCAGCCAGTTTGAGCAACCCGGCACCAGCGGCGGCACCAGCGGCAATAACTGCAGTACTGGCTAATCGCGAGAAGTCACGCAACGAATTTTGCGAACGTTTCATGCCTCGCACAAAATTGGTTGTGTTCGCTTTCAGGTTGACAACTAAGTCACCAAGGCTGCTCATGATTTCATACTTCCAGCGATCTGCGACAACATCTGACGGGCCTGCGAGTTCTGGTGTTGCTGCTCATTGTTCGTGTACTTCGTCCATGGCATGAATGCTTCGGAATCCCCAGACGCCTCACCTGATAGGTACGTGTGAATCAGATACAGAATCATAGCCAGTGTTTGCGTTGAGTATCCAATCGGCTCGATCGCATCTTTTGCACACCACTCATCAAATTCACCTGGTGTCATTGATTCAAGCATTGCGTCAACGTGAACCGTCCCGGCGACGTGCTCCGCCAACCGCATTGCTACAAGTCGGCGTCCGTCTCTTCCGAGTTTTTTACCGCGTTTTCATCAGTTGACCCCCCGCTCAATCGGTTCGCTACATCAAAAACCCGATTGAAGACATCGGAGGGCCAACACCCGATGGCCTCCACGTCTGTCGGTAGAAAGACTTTATTGCCCTGCTCGTCTCTGACACAACAGATGATCATCTGTTCCTTTTGCGTCTTGACTTTTTTAGGGTCAAGGCCATCAAATTTCCGATTCATCATTCGGGAATCGTGCGCGTTCTTTTCCTTAGCGTTCATGCCATGAACCATTACGAAAGCACCATCCCCGAATTCGGGGATGCTTACCCGTTCCGTTTTCGCTGGTAGGGTTTTGAGTAATGTCGCGCGGTCAATCATCATCGTGGTTGTCATCCTCATCAAGTTCGGGATCAATCCAGTTCGGGCCTGGGATTTCATCACCGTCGGCATAGTAACCCAGAATCTCGCCGTCGAGATATCGCTGGTAGTCTTCCGGGGCGATCCCCTTGCCCAGCATCTCCTGCTTCGTCTGAGCCGCCTTCATTTCCGCCGTTGTCATGCACGCAGCGAGCGTGCATTCGTCATCGGCCGGAACCGCCATGCCCATCTGGACAAGGCGGTATGCCCGTGGTCCCTCGATGATTGTGTCCACTGGCCAGTACCGTTTGCCGTCGTCACCGCGAAAAATACGCGGATCAATGGCCCCTGAATCAGCCCGGCTGTCTTTAATGAGTTTGGATTTCATGTGGTGTATGACATCAATTGGTCTAGTGTGAGTGAAACGTTGCCCTTGATTCCGTCGGCCATATCGCCAGTGAACCCGAAACTCATACCGGCGGCAGTAAATGTCATCTCTGTTCCGCCCGCTAATGTCACAGAATAGTCACGTTCTGCAGGCGTGGTGATATCGTCAGTTAGTGCTTGGTGCCCGGCGAGCTCGCTGTCATAGAATAATTCGAAATTGAACGTACCCCCGGTGCTGTATCCAGTGGCAAGCATCTCACGGCCAGCACCAGTAGTATCTACAGTGGTAGCGTCGAATGTTTCCGACTCAGCCCCGTCGTGGCTGAAGCTAATGATCTGGGCAATTGGTGTCAGTACCGCACTGATACTCTGGTCGATCACTGCACCCTTTGTAAGCATTTTTGCCATTGTATTCCCCCTTTATTTAGGCTGGCGTGTATTGTATTGTGACATCTAATAACGTCGTGTAGATGCCTGTGTCTGAACCGTCTGTTGGCGGTTCATATTGTGTTGATTCATCGTGGAGCAAAACCGCGCCAATTGTCTGGTTGCCAGCCGCCCCGGTGTAGTTCGCGATGAAGTCCCGAACTGCATTTCCCAGTGTTTCTGATTCCGTTGATCGATCCGCCTTGCAGTCAATGTCGAATTCAATGAACCGAAGTCCAGTTGATCCATCTACCGTCTGATTTTCGTCCGATCCCATTTGCTCAATTATGATGTATGGTAAAACGGCACTTCGTGGGGCTTTACTGATATACACACGGCTGCCAACAATCGCGCTGATCGTTGATTCCCCGGTCAATAATGAGATTAACCCCGCCTTCAAAATGCCTTCCCCTTTGCGACTTCCTTAGCCAATGCCTTTTTAGCGTCAGTGACCATCGCCGTTTTAATTTCCCCCTTCATGCCGTGGGCTATTTCCTTGACTGAATCACTGAATGGGCCATGGCTTCCTGTGTTTCGGCGTGTTCCGCCGCTCTTGCCTGTTTCACGGTCGGTTCCAATGCTCTCTCCTGCGCCCTCATACTCAGCCCCAACACCAAGCATCGCCCAATGTACTTGCATACCAACACCCTTTAGCCCGGTCCTGTCTTTGCGTGCCCGGCTACTGCGCCCCACCCGCGTACCAACTTTTGACCCGCCGCCCGGTGCCTCTTTTGCTTTTAGTCGCCGGTGCCCCACCTGTTTCCGTGTCGTCTTCATCCGCGATGGGATCGATGACTTAACTTTTTTGACTACCAGCTTCGTTCCGCCGAATGCCGCTGTTGACATCACACGCCGGGCTGCTGATGGTCGACCGATACCCTTCAGGATTCTCTGCAGTTCCTTGTCACCTACCACATCGCTGGCCACGTTCGCGCTTCCGCCGCGAATCCCCGCCTGACGTGGTGTTAATAGGCTTTTCATCAACCCCATCAGACGGCCTTCCGTGTCTGAATCTCAATCTCTTCATGTGCCATATCGACATCCAGTATGCCCAGGATTCCGTAAACTGACCCATTGTGAACCAGCCGCATTTCTGATGTTGCAGCGTCTAGCGTTTGATTCCATGGGCACCGCCACACATGCGACACGTCAGCCGCCACTTGATCCACTTT